AAACAGGCTTCTGTAATCAGCTATGCTGCTGCGAGTAATATCACACAGGAATCCACTTTCAGTGGAACTCATACAGATACAATAGTCTCCGATGGAAATTTAAAATTGGCAGCTTTGGGTTTGTTTGATGATATAACAGATGTTGATGAAGTGTCTAATATTGACTATTCAGGAGGGGTAGAGTCAACAGGCACTTATGATTTCAGTGTTGGACACGATTTAGGGTCGGTAAAGAAAACAAGAATCACCACAGATATAAATGCGACAGTCACTAATGTACTTGATAGAATAGATGGGAGAAGTGAGAACATAGATGTCTGGGAGAGTATAGATGGTGATGTGACAGGAGAGGCAGATTGCAGAATACAAGTGAGGGTGACAGATGGTAACCCTCTTGGAGAAGTTGATAGTATAACGGATGTGGATACCGTTACTGATTGGGATGATACTTCTGAATACGCTGATTGGTCAGAATGGAATAATATAGAAAGTGCAGAGTTTTATAACAGAGCATTTGACTATCGGGCAATATTAACAACTGACGATTCAGCTTTTAATATTATAGTCACAAAATTACAAGTTAATTCGGAAGAGCCATCATGATAGGAGCAAATTCAGGTTCAGTTGGTAAAGGAAAAAAAGAGAATTGGAATGACTTTGATGTAACTCTAATGGATGGATTAGAAGAGGAAAAGGGAGGATGTGGAGTGAAAAAAAAGAAATATAAAACAGCAATATTAGACAAAGACAAAATAGTAACAGGCTTTAAGAAATTAAGCATAGAGGCAGATAACCATGATGAGATTTCAACTAAACTGTTATCACATGGAATGTGTATTCAAGGTGATAAGGTTATTGTGCCTGATGAGTGTGACCTCCCTCCCAATAAATACAGATTGAGAGGAGAAGAGTTTATGGCTTTGGGTCATGGTTTTCCTAGACCTAAACCAAACACTAATGGAGTCACGAAAGATATTGCAATCTATCATGGTATGACAGCTCTGATAGATTTGTGTAGGAAGATGGACTCTCCGATAGCAAGGGAGTGTGTAGATTGGAGAGATTATTTTAAAGACAATTTGAAAAAAAGATTGGATGAAGAACTTAAAAAAGGAGGTGGGAAATAATGTCACAGCATGACATGAATTTGGCTAATGCGGATGGAGCAACTTTTCGGGCTGATGCGAACAGTGCTCTACAAGCGATAGCTGAATGTAATTCGGGAGGGACAGCACCGTCAACGACTTTCGCATATCAATGGTGGGCTGACACAGGAAACAATTTATTAAAACAGAGAAACGCTGCCAACTCAGGATGGATTACCATTCTAACACTAAGCACTGGGGCGGTGTCAAATACTGTAATTGGTAAACATACTCTATGGATACCTGCTGCTGCAATGAGACCAACGGACTCCAATGGATGTGATTCAATAACCGATGTAGAAACAACATCTGGCAGACCAGACTTACAGGTTCTTGACTTTGACACGAGTGCTGACGAACACGCACAATTCGGAGTGTGTTTTCCAAAATCTTGGAATATAAGCACGGTAACTTTTCAGGTATGGTGGTGTTCTACTGCCACAGATACAGATGGAGTGGCTTGGTTCTTACAGGGTGTGGGAGTAGCCGACAACCAGACTGCTGATATCGCATACGGAACGGCTGTCGTGGTCACAGACGATGCTCAATCAGCAGCAGAGGAAGTTTATGTAACAGCAGAGAGCAGTGCGGTCACTATCGCACAAACACCAGCCGATGACGATATGACTTTTTTCAGGGTTGGGAGAGATGTCTCTGATGCTAATGATGACATGGCAGAGGATGCAAGGCTTTTAGGAATCAAATTGTTTTACACGATTGATGCAGGGGAGGACACATAAGATGAAAAAGAATTATGCAAAAATTGACAGGGCAACAGGAAAGGTTTTAAAGCAGAAAAGTTCGGAAGGAATGGAGAGAGCTTTTAATAAAGAAGTGGTATGGTTGGAAATGGAACTAACTGGCAAACCAGACTATGATAAGGATAACGAGAAGGCGGTTCAATACCAGAGGGTTTCTGCCGACATTTCAGATTTAAGTATTGATGTTCCACCTGATACTAAATTCCTTCAGGGTTATGATGTAGCTAGCTTAACTACCGATGAAAAGGAACAGATTAAACTAGGAAAGATTGTAGACTCTGATGATGACCTTGCCAGATTTACAGAGGATATTCTGGTTGCGATAGCACAGGGAGATACTCTTGAAAAAGATAGTTTTTCAGATGAGGTCTGGGAAAAGGTAAATGCAAGGAGAGTGTTGAGGGGGGAGGTAGCTGTCTAATGCTAAAGGTTAATCAACTAATAGGATTTGGAGGTAGTGCTACTGGGATTGTTGCTGCTGGACACGCTTATACTGCAGGCGGTCAACCAGCAAGGTCAGCATTAACAGATAAACTAACATACTCTGATGAAACAAATGCCGCAGCGACGACTGCAAATTTAACTGTAGGGAGAATACAAGGTTGCTGTTTTAGTGATGCTTCTACTGCAGGATATTTTGCAGGAGGAAATACAGCTGGTGCAGGAGGTCAAACTACATTAGTAGATAAAGTAGTTTTTTCTACAGATACAACAGCAGCAGAAACAAGTGCTGCGCTGTCTGTTGGCAAAGCATCAGGGTCAGGGCACAGTTCTCCCACAGATGGGTATTTCTTAGGAGGGAATACTACACCAACTACGATGGTTGACCTAGCAGATAAAATGGTGTTTTCTACTGAGATTACATCAGCAGTAGCCACAGCAAATCTTAGTATCAATGTACAGAATCAGGGAGGACTTGGCTCTACTACCGATGGGTATTCTATGGGAGGTCTTACAACAGGAACAGTAGACCAGCTTGTAGTAGATAAGTTAGTTTATTCTACTGATACAACAGCAGCAGAAACAAGTGCTCAATTAACACAATCAAGGAGAGAGCCACAGGGTCCAAATGGAATAACAGAAGGTTGGGTGGCAGGAGGCTATAAAACTGCTGTGGCACACGTAGACACTTGTGATGAGCTAACATATAGTACAGATACAACGATAGCTCAAACAAGTGCCAACTTAACTACTGCAAAAGCAGGAATCTCATGGAATAGTAATGGAGTGTCTAAGGGTTATTGGTCAGGGGGAAGTAGTGGAGCTTTTACAGACACGGCAGAGGCAGTTACTTTCTCCACAGCCACAACAGCATTAGTTGCAACAGCAGACTTAACGTTTAGTCTTGGTAATATGTTTGGCGGATGTAGTTCTGTCTACCATTAAGGAGGTAAGTATGGATTTAAAATTAATAAATAAGGCAGGGAGAAACGAGGAGCTAATCAAAGCATTTGAAGAAGTACAACAACCTCGTACAGAATACCAACTTCGTAACTTTGTAGTTGGAGCACACATCGGAAAAGAACAACAGTATGCTCAGTGTGTAACTGAGTTACAGAGGAAGTATACCAATTTAAAAAGAGCCCAAGTCCAATTTGATAAAAATGAATATGAGTTGGAAGCTTTAAGGAACAGCGATAATCCTCTAGCCAAGTTTGATATTAAGATAAGAGAATTGGACATGGAGGAAACTAGGTTAGCTGTTATAGGAGCCATGAGGGAGTTTGAAGTTCTTTATAGGATATGGCAAGAGTTCGGTAGAACTTACACTCGCAAAGAAATAGATGGAGCACAAGAGAAGTATTGGCACGATAGGATAACAGAACAAGCTAATAATGATATTAGAGCTGCAGGAAGGATAGGGGTAGGAAATCTTAAATCATTAAGGCAGATAGGCAAGAGTGCTATACCTGAATTAGACCATGTTCGAGATATAGAGAAAAGATATATAGAAGGTAGTAATGTCAAATTGTTGATAGCTGTTGCGACAGAGAAGAAAGCAGTTGATGGTTTGCCATGTCTCAAAGATTTAGTTATACCATCTGGCGTACAAGTTAAATACTATAACTGTTTCGGGAGAAGTGTTGCAGATGCTTACAATGATATAGCCAAGGAGTTTATTAAGGATGATGCAGATTTCTTACTCACTGTTGAAGACGATACCTTCCCTCCACCAGAAGCTCTAGTTAAATTACTGAACCACATGGAAGACAAAGCTGTTGTGGGCGGTTGGTATCTAAAGAGACAGAAGGTCAAGGAGGGCGCACCAATA